CATCACTAGAAAACTCATAAACTAAAGGTCTATAAGCTAATAGTAATTCATATCTATCAGGTTGGGTATTTAATGTAATTGCCATTACTTATTTTTTAAATTAAATTCTTTAACCATTGATACTATCGTAGCATCATAATCTTCAAAAACTTCTTTTTCTAATTCGTTATAAATGTCGTTTAATTCGTTATCAATAACAAAATCAATAAAACCTTTACGCCTACCATTAGAAGTAAATTTATAACTCCCTGACGTTGGGCTACCCTCTTGAAATATCTTCTGCTGAATAGCAAAGGCTACATTTTTAACTTCTTTATCCCCACTTGCTATAGCCCTTCTTTCAATCCAATCTATTAAAACCGCAATAGGTACTTTTTTAGCATTAGCCTTACGCCCCTCATTAACATAGATACCATAATCATCCATCAATATCTCTAATACTAATGAATTAGGTAGGCTAATAACATTCTGTTCAAAGCTGTTAACTAAGTTACCCGTAGCTTCATGACCTTGAGCTATTAACTCTTGTTGTAAAGCTGATATTATAAACTTTCCTATTTTGTTATAGTTTATCATTAATAACTAAATGTTCCCGTAGTACAATCAGAATCTAAAGCTATTTTCACGTCATAAACTGACTGTATTAATTTGTCATTTAAGACATCATGAGCCATAAAACCGCTTATTTGTTCTCTATCAACAATACTAAAACCGTTTGCCCCGTCAATATTTCTACTTATAAACTCTGCTATGTATTGATCTAGTATCTTATCTACCGTAGCTTGTGCCGTTTGTAAATCGTAAATATTCTTTTGAGCAGTATTATACAAATCATAACAAAATACCTTAAAGGTAAACTCTTTGCGCTTTGGCAAATAAGAAGTATTAGATACACCACGAGAAGTATTAGGTGTTGAGGTTACTAAAATCATTGGATAGCCTTTAGCCTTTTGTTGCCCATTCATAGAGCTTACTCTGTCATATCTAAAGTAATTAACAGAAGTAAAAGCGTTTGCTATTGTTTCAAACTCATCTACTATATTAGAATAATCTGCCATATTTAAAAGTTATCTAAGTCAATAGTAAATATTAACCAATCAAAATATATTGAGTACTTAAACCAATACTTTTTATGCTTTTTAATTGTACCCTTAAAAGTTGGTATTAACTTAATTAATGATCGTATTTTAATATCTGCTTTCATATTCTAGTACCCGTTGCAATAGCGTTAAATGTAGTTAATCCCGTTAGGTCGTCTTGCACTCTAAATATAATCTTATCTAATGTTCCCTTTCTTAACTGTAAGCCCCAATTAAGACCGTATAACTCTTTCATATCCATGTTTGGTAAGTAGCTCTTTTCAGTACCAGAATCAAACTCAATACCATCGACTTTATTATAAATACTAATTGCCAAAACCCTATAATAAATTTTTTACTAATATAAAAAAAAAGAGAGACATTTTTGTCCCTCTCTTAACTTTATTTAGAATCAATCTAAATAATCTTGTATTAACCTATTTACAATTCTAATAATTACTAATATGAAAATTAACGTTATAAAACTCATTCGTTAATCTTAACAATATCTCCTAACTGTCTAAAGTCTGCTAACAGTTCTTTGTGTTTTGGGTCATCGTTATAACGCTTTTCAATTCCTTCTAACATAATACCTACAACTTCATAAGTATTGTTTAAATCTTTAATAGCGTTTAACTTTTGCTGTTTAGCTTCTTTATTTAACGGCTTATGAGCTTTTAAAGCTTCTAAATCTAAAAATATCTGCTCGTAAACATCTTGAGCCTTTTCTAATAAAGCTGGGAACTCAGTAGAAGCTTTTTCTTTTAACTCCTCTTGTTGCTCAATCTGTTTTATTTGCCCTTCTCTTTGCTCAATTAATACCTCTTTAGTATCTCTTTCGTTCTTTAGCTTATAAGCCATATCTAAAGCCTCAAAACGCTCGTAATCTGTTTCATAGTCGTTGTTTTCTAGTAAGCTAATCCACTTATCTAAAAACTCTTTACGCTCTTTGAACTTTACTAGCTCTTTTTTTAATACTTCTAGTGTTGCTAAACTACTCATCTTAATTTTGATTTATTATTCTTAATTTCTCTTTGTTTGGTATATGCCCTATGGCTATTGTCAGATTCATAATATCTTTCATTTCAATTCTCATTTGCTCCTCTGTCATATCTTGAACATCGGTTAAAATTATGTAATCTTCTAATTCATCATCATCTAAATAGCTCATAGGTTAATATTTTAATTATTAAAAGCCCTAAAATAAAAAAAATTATCCTTAATCTCATTTTCTATGCTCACAGATTAAATCAGAATTAATTAACACCTCATAACCTTGTCTTAAAGCATCAGAGAAAATAAAGGTATCACTAAAAGCACCAGCATTTAATTCTAAATCAACTCTAAATTTGTTATCCTCTAAAACTTCTCTACCAAATAAAGTACAACCTATACCAGTAGCAGTTAATCTAGCGTCAGGGTCTTTCATAAGTTTTTGTAACGGTACGCAGCCTCTCCCCATAATACTATACCCTAATTCTCTAGGTAATATTTTTTCACTACGTACCGCTAACCCGTCAACAGTTGACGTTAAACATAACTTTGCTTCATCTTGCTGTATCTCATAAGTAGCAGTAACAATACTAGCCCTATAAGCTTCAGCATAACTAACTAAATTTTCTATTATACATTCTCCAGTAAATACATCTGATTCAATCATTAAAAGATAATCGTAATCACCATTTAAAAAGAATGATCGTATTATATTTTGATGTCTTGTTAACTCTTCTCTAAAGTTTCCTTTTAATGGCTCATGTACGGCTTTAATACCTCTTTTCCACCATTCTTTAACGTGTTCTTTATCTTTTGAATTATCAACTACAAAAATATCATAAAGCGGATAAGTAAATCCTTTTATTTGGTTTACAAAATCATCTACGCAATAATCTTTTTTATCTGATGTAGGGAAACTAATTAAAACTTTTGGATATCTCATTTGTTTTTTCATGTGTTTTGAAACTTAATCTAGCTGTTAATTTATCATTACAAAAATCATCGTCATCAATAAATATTTCAAGTGAATAATCAAAACCTACTAAATTATATGTTTTAGACAATCTTAAAACCCAGCACTCTAACTGAGTATAAAGCCTTTCTTGATTTTCATATTTATCATCATTGAATTTGATATAAAAAGCATTTTTTTTAATCATAGTTATTTGTGTATATAAAATTATAAAACTTCAATCATATTATCCAATAAAGACTCGTCATTTTGAAACTCTAACACCTCAGCATAGCTTTCTTTTTCGCAATAGTGTATAACGCTTATACATACAAAGTAATTAGTGATAGAAACAATCTGATAATACTTGTAAACTCCTTTTACCTCCCAATGAAAAAAAGCACAAGCATCTAAAACTGTTTCTAAAAATTTATCTCGTGTCATCGTTTACGCCTTGACTTTGCTACGCTATCCTTGTGAGCCATCTCTTGCAACTCATAAGCATACTTTTTATTAGCACTATCTAAACTAATATATTCTAAAACCTTAAACAAGTTAGTAGAATAAACACTATCTAACGGAGTAAGCCCTTCAATATTGAAAATTCCCTCTTTAGCAATTTCATAGGCTTTATTTTGCCAATACATCTCCTTAACAATGACTTCCGCTTTTGTGTTGGTTGGCTTTCCACTTTTCCCCTCAAAGATGATACTAAAGAGCCTTGCAATTTGTTGATATGCTCGAGCAAAAAAAAATAAGCACTATAAACATCTGATACTGGAAGTTTTTTAAATGCTTTAGCTCTTAACTCTATTACCTCTTCGTCGTATTTCTCATTAGGATCAAGCCTAAACAATATTGCAGTCATTCTAGCAAGATAACTCCACTTTCTGTATTGCTTCTTACTGAATAGACTAGATAAAGCTTGAGCCTCTACAAAGTGCTTATACGTTGCACCTCCTAAAAGCTTTTCAATACCTCCAACAGTTTTAACTGGCTCTATTAGTTTGTAAGTATCTCCATTAAAAGTAAACTCTTCTTTAGACTCTAAGTCTTGTGGCTCTCCCATGAATTTAAACACGAGATTAAACAACGTAATTAAACTTACATCATTAGCAGAATTAACTTCTATTTCACTTTCTAAATACTCTCTAGGAATGTCAGAAAACAGCTCTATCCAATCAACATAGAAATCTAGTAGCTTTTGTTCAGATACATTTACTTCTTTGTCTGTGTAGAAATACTGCTCTAATACAGTAGGAAGTTTAGATAAATACTCTTGAGCGTGTTCCATTTGCTCTACAGTATTATCTTCCCACTTATCTCTTAAAAAATATTCTTTACCTTCAATAGTTACTTTTAACATTACTTCTCTAGCTTTTTAGCCATTTGTAATAAAACAGTTTTAACTCTATTTAAAGCAGCGCAAGTAGAAGTATTAAAGTCTTTACCTCTATTCTCTTTTACTTCTTTATCAATCTTTAGAGCCATATCTAATAATTCTTTAGAGAACTCTTTTTTAGGGCTAGCAACCTTTTTAGGCTCTGCCTTTGCTTTTGTCTTTTTAGAACTTTCCATCTTCTACTTTTTTAATTATGGTTTTTAATCTGTTAACTGCTTGTGATAAGCATAATGTATAGGAATGAAATTTATCAGTATATTTTATTCCGTTCAATGAATAAATAAAATCATTATCTTCTTCAAATACTTCAATAATATACTCTCCTTTCTTTTCCATGGTACAAATATATTAAATTATTTAAAAATATGAGTTAGCCTAGCTACTTGACCAAACTCCTTACTGTGAATAAAACCCTCAATAGCTTTAGGTGCGTGGCAATAACCATTACGATGATGCCAAGCATCAGTACCAGAAGGGCTACGTAAATACTCAACTGTAACACCTTGATAATCTTTACCACTTTTAAACTTAGTTACGTCTTTATGATGTATATGATGCAGGTAAACATATCTATAAAATGTTTCAGCCCATTCTTTAGGAGATTCATTAGCCATTAACAAAGGCATATCAGCCATCTTAGCCCCATCTCCGTGCGATGATCCAATTAAATTCTTACCATATTGGTAATATTTTCTATGATTGTTTGAAACATCAAAAGAAACATTTTTACAATCTCTAAACCAACAGAAAACACTATCAGCTAACATAAAGCCACTAATATAATCGTGATTACTAGGATTGTGGACTATATGAACATCTGCAACGCTTAAAAGCATTTCAATAATCTGAATGTATAAGTTACGTGCTAAGGTGTAGTTTTTATACCACATACCGTCAACATCTTGTCTAGTCCCTGCTGTTGTAGTATTAGAAGCACCGTCTATATGCAAAACATCATTACCAATGATAAACATTATCTTATCTATTGGAAACCCTTTAGCCTTGTCTAAAATACCATGAACACCTTCTAAAGCTCTTTCTATTGCCTTTGTAGAGTTATAACTGTCATCTGTTTCTGATGGGTCTGCTAGTTTACCTATATGCAAATCAGCAATATCTAAAACAAGTAAATGTTTATCGTTTATCTCCTTTCTCTTGTACTTTTTATACTTAGGAGAGTATTTACTCATTTCAGTAATAAACTTTGCTCTCATCTCATCAAATGAAATAACTCCTTTTTCATTACGAATGAATATTGAAGCTTCTTTAGTCTTTAACCATCCGTGCGACCAATTATCAGGCATATTATTCTCGTCTAACTTTTGGCTAAACGTACCTTGTGCTAAATGCTTATTTACTAAATGGCAGTAATTTCTAGAGCAGAAGTCTAAACCGTATTTGTTATTAATAGTCTGGGCTATTGTTGGGAAAGATTTACCCTCTTGTCTAAGTTTGAAAATTTCCTCTTTATAAGGATTTAATTTACTCATTGACTTTTATTTATGTTTCGCCAAATATAACACTTTATTTAACATAATAAAAAAAGCAATAAAATGCACTTTTAGTAAGTTTTGATAATATTATACGTTTTTACATATGAATTAGTGTAACTCATTGCACTTTATATGCAAGAAAATATAAAATTCAACTTTAGATTTTCAGTATAATGAACATTTTTTGTTACGAATAACAGTTTATTCAAGACATTTTTTGTTACAAATAATATCTAAAATATTAGACTTCTGCTACGTTTATTATTACTTATTGCTAATATGATAGCAGTAAACATATTTTACAATAAGCACCTATTTTGTAAAATGTAGTTTCCTTTGCACCCGTTTTTCTTGTAATGCGCCTAGTTTTCACGCCATAGCCCTAACCGACTTCCTTCTGTTGGTGTTTCTATCAATAGCCATAACTAGAACATCAACTTGATCGTCATGAGCACCATTAGGAAAGGCTTTAAGCTCATTTAAAAAACTATCAATATACCTACCATCAATCAAATTAACTCTACCTGATTCAATAAACGCAGAAACAGAAGCAGCCCTACTTACTTTATCTTGTGTTGGTGGTTTATCCTCTATTACATTTAATCCAGTTGAACGCTTTAACATTTGAACAATACTCTTACCACTTGCTTTAGGCTCTACATAGATTCTACTTCTATGATTATAACCATTTAAACCCGTAAACAGTTGTATCTCTTTTATAAGTTCTGGAAACTCTAACCTAACCGCCTTAACTTCTTTAATATAAAGCTCATTGTTTATAAATGCAGCGCAAAGCATAGCAGTAGCATCATTCTCTTGTTTGTTAGTATAAGCCGTATCTAGGTAGAAATCCCATTTAACTAACTCGGGGTTTATGTTCTCTGGTAAGCCTTTAACAATATTAAACCAATCCCCTTTAAATATACCTCCTTCATCGGGAGATGGTATTTGTGAATATTGCCCAGAATAACCGTAAGACCCCAAACCTAATTTAAAGCCCTCTAACGTCTTTTTAGATAATCTTTGAGGGAATAACAGCCCATTAACATAAAATTCTTTTAATTCAATCGGTTTAACGTAATTTGATACCTCAGCAGGTAAACAAATATGCTCCCAATTATCAGGCTCTTTTTCTAATAACATTCCAGTTAAGTCTTTTTCGTGTAATCTTTGCATGATTACAATAAAAACACCTTTGTCTGGATTGTTTAGCCTTGAGCGTAATGTTTCATTAAAAAATACGTTAGCGTTTTCTCTTTCTACATCTGACCTTGCTAGTTGTGGGTTTTGTGGGTCATCAATTACTATAATATCAGCACCCATTCCCGTAACAGTTCCACCAGTAGAAGTAGCATAACGCAATCCGCTATTAGTAGTAGTATATCTTGATTTGGTATTTTCATCTTTTGAAAGTTGTACTTCTGGGAAGTGTTTTTTAAACCAATCTGATTCAATTAATCTTCTTGCTTGTGTTGAAAGTGTAATAGATAAACTAGCTGAATAAGATGAGCTAATAAACTGTATTGAATCTTTTAATATCCAACAGTAAACAGAAAAGAAAACATTAACTAATTCACTCTTTAGTGTCCTAGGAGGGATATTTATTAATATATGTTTATCTCTTGGCTCTCCATTAACTATTCTTTCAACCTCCTTTTGTAGTCTATCACATATATATTTTATGTGAAAATTAGGTGTAAGCTCTTGACCGTTATGCAAGGCTTTAAAAGCATCTAAAGAAAACTGATAAAAAGACTTTTTATAAAGTTCCTTCTGTGCCTCCGTCAGACTTAAGTTGCCTAATAATGTCTTTAAGTGTTGATTCATCTAGTTTACTATAATCAATAGTAGTTTCTACTTTCTTTTCTTCTTTTACTTCTTTCTTATCAGCCCAGTTAAATCTATTCTTCATATTCATATACCAACCAGTATAAGAAAAGTCTTTATTATCTAACTCTGTACGACCTTTTGACAGCCACCATGCCTCACAAAGCTCTTTACATCTTTTTACGGTGTTCATAAAATGTTCATCTCTTTCAGATAAAGCATAGAAAGTATTACGGCAAATATCTAACTCAACAGCCAACTCAACTATTGATGCACCTTTTTTTGATAAGTTTATTATTCTTTCTTCCCAATCTTTAGGAAGGTCTTTAACAGTAAACAATGGTCTACCTTTCCCTTTCTTTGCCATTCTTATAATTATTATATTTATCACTTATTTCGTGATTAGGATTAACCCATTGTATATGATCGTAATTAAAAGGCTCTACTTCAATATCAGTTAAAAAGTAATAAGTAAAACCGTCTACTTCATTATCTTTCTTAGCTTGAATAAAAGTACAATCTTTATTAATTACATTGTAAGTACAGTTTTTGTAATAAAACTTATCAGATGTATTTAATATTCCAATCTTCATTTAAACAAATATAATAAATTATTCAAAAGGTGTAGTTTATTCCGTTTTTATGGTATAATGTGTATTGTCATTACAACTATGTTGTAGTGCATTTACTTTGCACATCTCATTCCCCACTTGCTTTGAGCCATCCACTCTTTACCATACTTATCAATGTAAAGCCACACTTCCCTTCCGTTTACCTTGTCAACAAATAGGCATCTGCCAGTATTTTTCATTGTTGCTCGGCTTAAAAAACGCACTACAACATTGTGTATTGCACATTTTAGTTTGTCGTATAAATCATTCATTATCTATAATTTTTAAGGTTATTGTATTATATCTCATTCAGTGAGTAAAACGTGCCATACACGATACCGTTATAGGTAATACTATTTCATTTTTTCAATTTTAACAGTTCCCATCGTTCCACTTTCTAAAGCAGGTGATGAATAAACGTTGTCCCAATTATTTTCAACTGCTATACAATGAAGTATAGTTCTATAAATTTGATAAACATTACCAATAAATTCAGTACCGTTATAGTTTTTACTTTGATTATCGGATAAGTCTGGGAGTAATACTTTTTTAGCTTTATTTAATAAATCTTCTGCTTCTTTCCTTCGTTCCATAGCTTCATAAAAGTCCAGTCCTGTTAACATCTCTTCTATAAGAAATCTCATCTCCCATTGCCCACTTGCGAATCTGCTAATATCTTCTAAACAATTAGCAACTAAAAGCATTTGTTCTTCTGTAAGTTCAATCTTGTATTTTTTCATTTTTATCAATTTCAATCATCAATGTTCCGTACTATACATAACACACAATTAAACGCAATTAAAAAAGCGTTTACTTTAACCGTTTAAAAATAATAGGGTGCTATGTATCTGTTTGAGACTTCATCTATTAGTTTAAGGAGTTTCGCCTTTATGGTACATAGCCCAATTCTTACCCTACTATTTTTACATTTAACATTATCTCTTAACAAACCCATCAACTAGCCCTTTATTAAACTGTTGCACTACTTCTTGAATCTGGTTAACTACTCCTATATCGTTTGATTGATACAAAGCTGTTTCTAGTGGTACTATTGTCTTTTCTAACTCCTCTACAAACTTATTCCCGTAGTGCTTTAGTTGTTTACTGTATAGCTTTGTTTCTTTTAAATCTTCAATATCTTCTAATAAAGATACACCATTTGCTAAAAACCTAAGTGCTACTAATCTATAAAATTCTTTGCTATTTTCCATCTTTTGCTCGTTGTTGGTTTACTTTAATTTTCTTTTTAATCTCTTCTTCAATATCAATTTTGTAATGTTTAGCGAAGTTTAAACAAACCATAATAACGTCTGCTAACTCTTCTTCAATATTAGCCCAGTTTAAATCATATATTGATTCTTCAAACTCATGCACTTCCTCAAATAACTTATTAATAAAGTCTAGTTTAGTAGTAGAGGGGCTAATTAACCCCCTATCTACTATACTTTGGTAATTATCTTCTATTAGCTTTTTCATTAGAATAATTCAGCTTGTTTAGGCTCTGCTTTAAATCTATTTTCAGCAAGTGATAAATTAATCTTAGCTTGTTTAAAATAACTATCTTTTAACTCTATTCCTATTGCTTTTCTTCCTAATGATACTGGAGAATAAACTTCACTACCTACACCCATAAAAGGAGTTAATACAACCTCTCCCTCATTTGAGTACATCTCAACTAATCTATCAATTACATCTAGTTGCAATGGGTGTACGTGCTTTTCATCATCTTCTTCTCTTGAATCTCTGAAAGGTAATACATTATCAATTCTAATATCATCCCAAACAGAACTAGCATACCTTTGCCAAATGTAATGAGATAATTTATTACTCTTAGGGTCTTGATGGTTTTTAAATTCTCTGTTTAAATGATCCCATAACTGAGCCTCGTTTAAATCTGATTTATTAGCATTATTCCAAGCTCTTAAAATGTTTGGTAGTACAGGAGTTTCTCCAAAGTATCTTTTTAATCCTTGTGGATGCGTTACTGGTACTTTGTTTGTTCCTTTCTTAGTAAATACTAAAACGTAATCAGGCATAGCAGTAAAACACTTTGTAGAATCTTCAACTATAAATTTGTGCATTAAACTTTGAACCATTGTACGCATACGAACCTTTAAAGGCTCTTTCCATATTGTAATACGGTTACGGTATTCAAATCCGTACTTTTCGTGTATTTTAATAATCTCGTGAGGAAAATCCCATAGTCTACAAACATTATCAAATACATCGGTACAATGCACAGCAGTTATACGCCCGTCTTTAGTTACTCTTGCAATTTCTTTAACTAAAAACTCATATTGTTCTAAAAACTGCTCTTTACTTTCACAGTTAGAGAAATCATTATCACTACTTGAGTAGTTATACAAACCAGCAAAAGGAGGAGAATAAATTGATAAATCAATAGACTTTTCTTCTAATGTTGGTAAAACATACATACAATCTGAGTTATAAATTGCATAATTGTCTGTTACTAATTGATCTTTTACGTTGTTCATTTGTTATAAAAATTTAGGTTTAATAATTTCGTTATCGAATTGTTTAATAGTTTCTGAATAAACAGAATTTACATTTTTTGTTAAGTTTTCGTATAGTTGAATCGCTTTTTCTGTTTTTTGTTGTAAAGCTTCTAATACTCTTGTTTGTCCATCTGATATAACTAAATCAATAGTAACATCATTTTTCTGTCCAAATCTCCAAAAACGTCTAATAGCTTGATAATACTGTTCATAAGAGTAAGTAGGAAAAAATACAGAATGATTACAATGCTGCCAATTCAACCCCATACCTGTCATCTTAGCTTTAGTAATTAATCTTTTAATTTTACCTTGAGCAAAATCTATTAAAATAGATTCTTTTTTATCTATACTCATACTTCCAGTTATTTCGACAGCTTCTGGATCTAAACTAGCAATTAAAGAAGATTCTTCATTTAGGTTAACCCAATAAACAGAAGTTTTATCTTTTGCTAATTCAACAGCCTTTTTACATCTGTCCTCTAATGTTTGTTTTTGTTCGTGTCTTATTTCTCTAAAAGACTTCGCTACAAATGTAAACATCTTTATTTGACCGTCAACATCTACAGTACTATTATTTTTTACTACGTGTTTGTTTGTTATTAATTGAGGTAATTGGTATCTAGTGTTATCAAATCCTAAATCAGATGGCATTTTAACCATAATAGACCATTGGTTAACCCAAGCAAAGAAACTCTTTTCTGCATGAGGTTTTAAGTAATACTTTTCTCCTATGTTTCTAGTTTGCTTTGCTATACTTCCTTGATTATTCTTAAAAAACTTTGTAAGCATATCCATGTAACCCATATATCCTAAAGCTTCAGAAGAAGTACCTAACTCGACAAAATCATTAGGAGAGGGTGTAGCGGTTGATAAGAATCTATAAGGAATTTTTTTAACAAAACTTGTTACCTGATTCTTTATTTTACCGTCAAAGTTTTTAAGTATTGAAGATTCATCTAAAATAACACCCTCAAACTCATTCTTATCAAAGTAATGCAATCTTTCATAGTTACATATTACAATAATTTTTGAATGTTTACCATCTTTTGAGTATTCAATATCATCAATACCTAATTTTTCAGCCTCTAAAATAAATTGAAAAGCTACGGCTAAAGGTGTTAATATTAAAACTTTACCTCCTGTATGGTTAACGATATTCTGAGCTATTGAAACTTGCATTAAAGTCTTACCTAGTCCAGTATCAGCAAATATAGCCATACGACCTTTTTTAACTGCTTTTTCAATAATTGCTTTTTGAAAATCGAAAGCAATATCAGGAATATAATTAGCATCAAAACCGAAATTACCGATAGAGTGCTTTTTGCTTTCTAAAAACTCTTGATAGTCCATAATTATAAATAATACTGTTTAACTTTTACAAATTCTCCAAAACGATTAGAAACGTCTAACCATTCATCTTTTACTTCAATACCTTGTTTACGAAGATCGCAAACCCTAGCAGCTAGTCTATAGATTCCTATAGAATTCCAAGCGGTTAACGGGTCAATCCTTTTACCTTGCTCTAAATAGGTGAGCAGCCTATTGTTTTGATTCATAACGTTGTTTGTTTATTGGTTTAATTAAAATAATTTCTATAGCTAAGTTCAATTTCTAACTTTCTTAAATCCTGTAGTAATTCATTAGTAAGATTTAATGATTTTAACTCTTCTATTTTTCTTTCGATTTGCTTAATAGTCATTTTTGATAAATCCATAATGTTATGTGTTTGTTTGTTTGTTTTACAATATTAATATTAATTTTTTAATACAGCAAAGAAAAAATAATTTTTTTTAAAAAGGGCAGTCATCTAGTAAGCTTTCATCACTTGCAAAATGATTATATCCGCTTTGTCTATTCATAGCGTTTACCCTA